CCAAATCAGCAACTACCTACACGCCTACCACAAGCGATCAGACCATCGCAAGCGGTCAGTATTTAAGCGGCACCCAGACCATCAAGGGTGATGCTAATCTGACAGCATCCAACATTGCCAACGGCGTCACCATCTTCGGTGTTACCGGTACGCTTTCAGCGGCGGTCATCTCGCAGGACGGTGTCACAAAGGTATTGAGCATCTCATAATGGCAACCAAGACTGTAGTAATTGCGGGAGCGACCTATAGCGATGTTCCCGGTATCAAGGTAAGCGATGGCACCAATGAAAATTATGCCGTGTTTACCGATGATGCCAATGCAAGTGCTAGTGATATCGCCTCTGGCAAAACAGCATATGTGGACGGATCGCTGATAACAGGCACTATGGCATCCTGCACGGTGACCCAATCTTTCAATTGGCAAAATGTCACCAACAAAAACCAAACGATAACAAATGCTACCGATGGTTATCTGGTGGTATTAGGCACAAGAAATGGTACGGGTAACTTCTATACCTATGCAAAGACGGTAAGCGGAGTCACAACCCTTACGCTGTTGGGCGATCTTACCCAGGTGTACGGATCATCAGCCAAATGCGGTGGAAGCGTGTATCGGTTTGTATGCAGTGCTAGTGCAGTGGTTAACATTTACGGATGTAACACAAGAGGCTCTACTGATGCCAACCAAAATGGTGCGTTTTTAACATTCGTATTGAGCAAATAGGAGAAAGTATGGCAAATAAGAAAATCTCTGATCTGACATCCGCAACAAGCCTTACAGCTTCGGATGTCTTTCCGCTTGTTCAGGCAAGCACAACCAAAAAGGCAGCTCTTTCCTTGATCAAGGAAGCTGTCGCACCAAATGTCGCTGAAATATCCATTGAACTTCCTGCTTCATGGACGGCCGATACCGGTTTCTCGTATCAGACTTTCACCCAAAGCGGCGTGTATTACAACGCCAACCAGGTGTGCATCCTACAAGGTGCTTATACCACCGCTGCAGGAAGAAGCAGTTTCATTTCAGCAGGCATTGAACTTTATTCAGCATCAGCCAATGTGGACACTAGCAAAACGGATTTTGTCTTCCGTTGCTATGGTTCAGTACCTGCCGATGCATTGACAGTTAAGGTGGTGATCATAGGATGAGTGCGATCATTAACCCGTTTTTAATCGGTGGGGGAAATTTAAGCCTTTCCCAAAGCGAGCAATGGCAGAATGTACAAACATCTGACCGCACCATTACCAACGCCACAGACGGCTATTTAGTCGTTTTAGGGTGGAGAGACGGAAGCGGAAACTTCTATACCTACGCCAAAAGCGTTTCAGGTGTAACTACTTTGGAACTATTAGGCGACTACACCCAGCCTTATGGCTCTGCTGCCAAAGGTGGTGCAAGTATCTACCGATTAAAATGCGAGGCAGGTGCCGTCATCACCGTCTTTGGAACAAACACCAGAAACTCAACAAGTGGCAACCAGAACGGTGCCTTCATTGAACTTGTTTTATCGTAAGGGGGTAGTATGGAACTTATCTTAAATTTCTACAATCTGATCAAGGATGACCTTATCACCGCAACGATGGGAACAGCCATCCTGTTTGTGCTGTTTATCATCAATACCCTTTTAGGAGTCTATAAGGGTACAAAACTTGAAGGCTTTAAGATCAAGAAGCTGATCGAAGGCATCCTTAAGAACATCTTCTGTCTGTTAGTACCGTTGTTCATGTTCTATGTGGTATTGGATTTCATTCCTATTTGGTTGGAAAGAATCGGTATCACAGGCTTACAGGGCATCGTTTCCTTCCTTGAAGCGATGGGCGTAATCTTTGTAGCCATCAAGAACTATGTAACGGATATCTACGATAAGTATCTCGCCATCTATGGCGTACAAAAAGAAGACCTTCCTGAACAGCAGACAGAATACTATGGTTAAGCTGAAACTCATTACCCAGGCACCGAGTACGCAGGATAGCAAAGCCATCAACTACAAATACGGCGGTAAGAATCACGCCATCTATATCAACAAGTCAAGCGGCTATGTGCTGCCTAACTGTTGTGGTATGGTTCACTACTTCTGGCTTTATCTCGGTTTGGATCAGGATGAGGTGAATATGCCTAGAGGAAACGCCAACACCTACTATGGTGCATGGACCGGTTCAAAGGGCAAAACACCCAAACTCGGTGCCGTGGCGGTATGGAAGGGCGGAAGCGGAACGTATGCAGGATACGGCCACGTTGGTGGTGTGCAGAAGATCTACCCTAATGGAGATATTGAATGCGTATGCTCTGATGCTTCAGGATCTAAATTCTATACAAGGAAGGTCTTAAAATCCAACAGTTACAATTGGTCGGCAAAGCTTCAGTTTGTCGGCTTTATTTATCCAAGTCAGGAGGTGGTTGAAGTGGTAATTCCAAATGTCGAACGCAACACCAAAGCCGATCAGGTCGAAGTTAAAGTAGATGGATTAAGGGTGCGTTTATCTCCTAGCCTTAACGGTGAATTCTATTGCTTTGCAACTAAAGGCTATTACAATGTGCTTTCCACAAAGGATGCTGATGGTTACACCTGGCTTGAAATTGAAACAGGCAAGTGGATAGCCTTTAGCGAAGATTGGGAAACCTATCTTCCTGCAAAGAATACCGACTATGATGCATTAGCCAAGCAGATCGATGCGTTAAACACGAAATTAAACAATCTGACGGCTGTTTTACAGCAGACCAATGAACAAGTCACGGCTGTCCGTACAACCTTTGAGGACAAGCTGAAATCGATTAAGGAAGTGTTATGAAGGTAGTAGATTTTGATGCCTGTACCGACCAGGACGAAATAATCATCTACCCCATAGGAGATGTCCATATCGGTGAAGCAGGTTTCTCCCAGACCGAATTTGTCAAGGTTATAAACACCGTCAAAAACACGCCCAATGCCTATGCCATCCTAAACGGTGACTTGATAAACAACGCCACCCGATCGGGCATATCTGACATCTTTGGTGAGCAGATGAGTCCGATGCTTCAGATATCCTTGGCATTGGAATACCTCGAACCGATCAAGGACAAGATAATTTCAGCCACCACAGGCAATCACGAGCTTCGTTCCAATAAGGATGATGGTTTGGATATCGCCCAATTTATGTGTGCGAGTTTAGGCATTCAAGATAGATACAGTCCTGATGGTGTGTTTATCTTCCTTACTACCGGTAAAGCAGGTGGCAAGAATTCCCAAAAGCCACACAATCAGGTCTATGGAATCTACCATACGCACGGAAGTGGCGGTGGCAAAAGGGCAGGTTCTACAAGTAATGCCCTTGAGGATTTAACAGGCATCGTGGATGCTGATGTCATAATCCGTGGTCATAGTCATAAACCGATGGCTTTCCCGATCGGTTACTTCAGGGCGAATTACTCAAACCACAAGGTAACACAGGTAACCAAATACCTGGTAAATACGACCGCCTTCCTACACTATGGCGGTTATGGTGAACAGAAAGGGTTCAGACCGACAGCGATCGCTATCCCTGAAATTCACCTAAAGGCTCACAGCAATAAAAAAATAAGGGTGATCATATGAGCGAACTAACATTAAAACAAATCTATGAGGGGGTAGCATTCATTGTGGCGTTGATCGGTGGTTTTACGGCTTTAGCCAACATTTTGAAAAAGCCGATGGATAAAGTAAGCGGTCAGATCGAGAAAGTAGACAACAAAGTGACCAAGATGGGCAATGACCTTGATCAAGTCAAGGACGGAACTATGAATAGTTTAAGGCAGTCATTGGTTAGAGATTGTGAACACTGCATCGCTAAAAACCAAATAAGCAACGATCAACTGCAGATGATATTGGATGCCTACGAATCATACAAGAATCTAGGCGGTGACGGATATGTCACCAATCTGGTGGAGAAAACGAAGTCTCTGCCGTTAGTGATTAAATAGGGGGTAAATAAATGCCAAGTATTTTATTCGGTGACAATCAGAACAGATTGGTAGCCAGAAACCCAAGAGGCAAAGGGCCGATGTTGGGTGGAACGGGATTCTTGCGTAATCCTATGGACATCGTAGCTGGTCAGCAAAACAAGAACAATCAACCGACTACCCATTATGGTGGTGGTAGCGGCCACAGCGGAAGCACTTCTTCTTCCGACATCCAGAATGCTTACAACGATGAGCTGATCGCTGCAAGGGATGCCGAACTCGCTGCATTAGAGGCTAGACTTCAGTCATCCATAGACCTTTACAATCAGCAGCTAAATCAGATCAAAGCCAACTATGAAGGCTTAAGAGACCAAAGCGAAGTAGACCGCTATAAATCAAGAAGAGCATTGAGAGAGGCTTTAGCCAATAGAGGACAGTTAGATTCCGGTTATGGCAGACAGGAAGCCCTTAACGCCGATCTTAACTATTCCAATCAGTTAAATGCCATCAATCTGCAGGAAGCACAAGCCAATCAGGAAGTACAGAACCAGATCAATCAGCTTAAAGCAGATAACCTTGCCAACAAGGCAAATATCAGGGCTAGATACGCAGAAGCCTTAAGACAATAAAGGGAGTACTATCTCCCTTTTTAAGTAGGAGAACACTATGGCTAAAAAGACATTAACTATAGATGATGAAGTAAAGAAAACTTCAAAACAAGATACCCAGCCAAAGACCACACAACCTAAAACTACTCAATCGGCTTATGACATCAAAAAGACAGAGGATCTGTTTAACCGATTTAACGATACCTATGCTAAGGTGCAAGAGGAAAGAAGCAGACCGGTAGATTCCTATGTTAAGGCATATGAAGATTCTTTAGGACAAAGCAGGGTAGAGCAGCCTAAAAACCAAAGAGTGGTGGACCGGGCTAAAGACATTAAGGTCAATACCTGGGGAGAGGATATCCATAATCATTCCCAAGACGGTATCTTTGTTCGTGCCAAGGAAGCTTTAACAAATTCTGTTAACGAATTATATGGAGACGATGGCACCTCAATGGCTTATGTCAATGAAAAGATCCAGGAGCTAGGTGATAAAACCAAAGAAGCATACGATAACTTTAGAACTAACAGTACTGATAAAGGCATCGACTATGCTATCGAACACAATACCGATGAAGCTGATCTCTACAGACAGTTTGAAGACAGCAAGAACATTCAAAGAGAACTCTATGACAACCGTCGTGCAAGATATGCCTATCAGACTGCCTTAAGAAACATCGACAACATGGATCAACAACAGCGTGATGCCTATAACTATGCTTTAAATCAGGCTATTGTAAACGATGATGTCAAGTCATTTAAGGACATCGTCTTATGGGCAGAGTCTTTTGATTATGGAAAGGAAGGCGGTCTCTTCGACGAGAATCAAGATATTGGCGGCGGTGTGCAGAGAGTAGGAACCACCCTTGCCAATACAGCTGCCAATATCGGTAACGCTGCCCTTAAAGGCTATGACTTTATCAAAGACAATATCAATAACGCCTATCGTGGTCTGATCGAAACATTCTATGACATGGGCGTTATTACGGAAGGCGATTACAATGCCCTTAATGTCGAGGACTTCGATATCGAATCCGATGAGAATCTGGCCATGCAGATCCAGGACAAGATTGACTATGCCAATGCCTTAGCCCAGAACAATCTTAATATAGTAGAAAAGTTTGCGTTGGATGCTACCGGATCGACTGCTCAATTTCTGATGGAGACCGCTCTTCTGGGACCGGAGGCAGCCTTGTACTTTATGTCAGGACAGTCTGCTACCGATAAGTATTATGAGAATATCGCCAACGGTTACGATGAAGGTACAGCCTTAGGAAATGCCATTGCTACGGGTATGGTATCCTACATCGTTGAAAAGATCGGTATGGATCGATTCGTTGAAATGATGGCAGGTAAAGGTGGAGACTACATAATGGGCAACCTGATCCATAACTTAAAGACCAACGCCACAAGGGCAGGTGTTTCTGAAGGTTTGGAAGAAGTAGTGGAAGCCCTGATCGATGGTGTGGTGGACAACGCAACACTAGGCACACCGATAGAGTATCAACCGGGACAGCTTTTCGTGTCCTTCCTGTTAGGCGGAGTAAGCGGTCTGGCCTTGGGTACCTATGCAGCCGTAAGGTATACGATCAGCACATCCGAGCAAGCCAAAGCCATGAGATCTGATATCGAGACGATCGAAAACGGACTTAAAAATGGTACCTATGGACAGCCTGGATCTGAAGAATATGTCAGAGCAGAAAACACCATCAAGATCGGTAACGATGCTATTGCCAACTTCCAGGAGCAGTCCATCCTTTCCGAAGCCATTAACAAAGTGCAACCGGAAGCCGAAGCACTATCTACTAGCGAAGCGGTTAAGGAAGCCCACGATTCCATGATCCCGACAGCGGAAAAGATGATGCAGACAAGTGAGCAGACTATGGATGCTGTTAAGTCATTAAATGACAACATCACAAGAGCATTAGAGATGAACAACATCGTTGATACTTCAGCTGATCAGTGGATGAAGATGTCTGCCGAGCAAAGGACCAATGCCAAGGCATTAGCTGAGCAGGCAGGAAACGCAGGTATCAAACTCAAGATAGATCCGACTCTGACTGAAAAAGTCAATGGCAGGATGCTTAATAGTAACACGATGGTAATCAATCCTAATTCCAAGCAAAGCTATAACATCATCGCAGCTCATGAATTGGTTCATTCCTTATTGAGAAAGAATGCCAATGGCGATTTTGTTGTCACCAAAGAATACGAATCACTGTTCAAACTGGTATATAACAACTTCAGTCAGATCGCTCAGGAAAACGATGGTAGCTTTGGCGACTACCGTGGCTATACCTGGAAGGAACTGACAGACAATATTAAAGAAGAATATGCCAAACCTGTAAAAGATGAAGAAGACAATATAATAATGGAAGGCACAATTCTTTCTGACTTTGAAGCAAACGATGAAGCGTTAGCATATATCTGCCAGACCTTATTTGGCAGTGACAGCAATCTTCTTGATAAAATAGCTACCAATAAATCAGGTCTGTTCAGAAAGCTCTGGAACAGCATTGAGACAACGATGTCCGGAAGACTGTCAGGAACTATTGCTGAACAGGTCGAAAACAGATTTATTGAAGCATTCCAGAACAGGGACAGCGGGCATATAGCAGATCCTCAATACGAAGACGCAAGAGCAAGCATCCTGCCTTCCGTAAAGGATACTAGTGGTAACGAATACAAAAATGTTATTTTATTAGACCGAACCGATCTTTCTACTTTAAGTTTCAAAGAAAGAGGAGAGTTTATAAAAGCATTTGTAATGGATGAGCTAGCCGGATCTCAATTCATAGTCACCGATAGCAATGGTAATATAAAAATACTTGAAATAGCAGATAAAAAACTAAGAGCAAGAAAAGGGTCGGGGAAAAAAACTCCCGTTATTCGTAAACTCTCGAATTATTACAACAAAGATATTTTAAGAGGAATTTCTATTATTCATATCGACGAGATAGCATCTGTTGCAGATGTGAAAAATTGGAGTAGCAAAAGTACACACGGAAATTTCGACGCAAACGGTTGGGATAGCGGCAATGCTACGATTGCAGATAGCAAAGGAAATCTTTACGAAGCTATTCTGAATATCGCTAAAACCAAAGACGGCAGAAATATCATATATAACATTGCGACAAAGGATCTACATAAAAAAGCAGGCAGCGGCCAAATAGTGACCACACCTCCTGCTTCTAGTAGAAGTGTAACAGATTCTCGTGGTTCAATCAACCCTAATGCAGACTATATCAAGGCTGTGGAGTCAGGTGATATGGAAACTGCACAGAAACTTGTAGATGAGGCTGCCAGCAGATCAATGCCAAATACTAAACTGCATGGTTATTGGTATCACGGAACAGAGAACGAATTTACTGTTTTCAACTTCTCACAAGGCGGAAAGAACGGAACAGGAGAAGGATTTGGAATCTATCTAACCGATAATCCGAATGTTTCTCAATCGTATGGTGACAGGCAGATAAAGAGCTTCGTTAATATGGAAAGACCTGCAACTTCAGATAGGCTAACTCTTACCAATGAAGAACTGTTCAATCTGATCAAGGCTACGGTTGACTATGAGGCAGAAGAAACATTGGATGAGTATGAAGATCTGGAAGAAGCAAAACTCAATTCTTGGATTTCTAACTATACCAATACCTATCTAGCTAATTCTATCGACGAAGCAATAAACGATGTTGCCGAAACAATTCGTAGCATGAATAGTAGCGATATGAATGCTATTCAGGAAATCATGACAGGTATGGGTATTTATGATTATGACGATGCAATCAAGTTTTACGACCTTCTTACCGAAACAACCGGAATAGATGGATTTGTGACTGAATGGAGTCATTCGAATAATCCAAAAATTGCTCTTGCATTTAGAAGCTCGCAGATCAAATCTGCCGATCCAATTACTTACGATGACAACGGTAATGTCATCCCGTTAAGCCAGAGATTCAACGAAAGAAACGATGATATCCGTTACTCCCGCAATCCTAGCGTAACAGCTCAGGAAGAAACCGACGGCTCGATCAACCCTACCACTAACACCGAAACCGAAATCGAGGAACCTCTCACCGTAGAAGACGAAGTAATAGACTCCCTTCTTACCGGTAACAACAAAGACATGGCTGCCATCGACAGACAAAAACAATACCTGATCGATACGGCACCACAGTGGATACCTAACTATGAGCAGATCCACAAGAACTATCCGCAGGTAAGAGAGAGCAGCTTATCCAATGCCCTGTTCGATATCCTTGCATATGGCGAGCTATCCGACAATTCCAGGGAATCGCTTAAAAGAGACTTTGTTTTCGGACCAGAATACGAAGGAGTCGATCAGGATCTGAAAGACCTTCTGATCGATGATGCATTAAGACAAGGCAGCACACCTGAGCAGGCACAGCAGATAGCCAATACCATCGACGGCTTTGTCAATGAAGCGGTTGAATTCTTCGCTACCGATGAGGCTTATAAGGCTAATAGAAACGAACTGAACCGAATCGCCAATAAAGCAAACATGTTCGCTAAAGCGGAAGGTGTCAGAACTACAGCTCCTTACGATGTTTACGCCGATGTAGCAAGGGAAGGCATCGAAAGACTAACCGAATCGGAAAAGCGGATCGGCAACATCAAAGCCGATGAGCTTCTGGAGAACTCCCAGCTGATCGATGCAATGCTTAACAACGGCAAAGATTACAGCAACGACCTTAAGACAATCAACCAGGTCATGCATTATTTAGCCAATGGAAACCGACAGCTCGAACAGGATCTCAAGAACAGTATCGGTTTAAAACGAAACATCGCCAACCAGGTGGAAGCCGATCTGAACAATGAAGCTCAAAACGAGATCAATAAAATCCTTGAGCTGGGCATTAAACCTGAAACTGATGAAGACAGAGCAATCACCTGGCTGATCGAAGGCCATACCAAAGAGACCGTTACAACAAAAGACGGCAAACTCGAATGGAAGCCATTTACCGAAGCCGATCTTAAGGAGCAATTCAACTATGAGATGGATAATGGAAGGATGGCTTGGGAAAACATTCGTGATGCTGCCAAGATCGAGAGAGATCTCTACGTTGACAGACATGCCCAGGTCAACGAAGGACGTGACAACATCTATGTAGATGATGAGATCACAAGAACTTACGACAAGGCAAGAATCGAAGCCGAGATCAAGGTCCAGAAGGAACTCGTTTCCAATCTTGAAAACCAGTTAAGACAGAATCCTACACCTGAACTCCAGGCAGCTCTTAACAGAGCTCAAACAGAACTGGAGACCTGGAAGAGAAGACTGAATGCCAAGATCGACCAGGAAGTAAACGGCGACGATGTCAGAAGAAGGAAGCTCTTATACCGTAAGAACTATACCCACCATTCACCTGTGAAGACCAACTTCGCTCAGAGGCTGTATCAGGCACTGACCGACAACGGATTCAATGTTCCTACAGCTTTATCGGGCATATCTCAATATGTTCAGCCTAATTCGGTATTCAGTACCATCTTGCTGGAACAGAATGTACAGCCTGGAATGGACTACAACGACAGCTCGTTAACGAACCTAAAGGACTACATCGAGAAGTCATCTTACATGATTGCCTTTGACCCGGTCGTTGCATCCTACCGTAACTTCATCCACAATATGGAAAGCCTTGACACCGATAACAAGTTAAGCAACTTCCATAAGTACATGGTTGAATACACCAATCAGATCTCCGGTAAGAGCAACAAGTATGACAGATTCTTCAGGGATGCCATGTCAGGCAACGCAGCACAAAGAGCTTGGAATGTGTTCCAGGTATTGAACTCTCAATCTAAAGCTGCTGCCGTCCTGGGCAATGTCAGAAGTGCTGTCGTACAGATCGCCAACCTTCCTAACGGTCTGGCAGTCGTCAAGATGAACGGTGGAACCAACGCAGATATTGCTAAAGGTCTCAATACCTGGATGCAATCCTACAGCGAAGACTCGCCGATCAATCAGTCAGGCTTCATGCGTAATCGATTCGATGGCCTGGACATCGGTGAATCAAAACTCACCTTGAACAATGTGGCCAATGCAATGATGCAATTCGGTGATGAGCTTGTAGCCCGTCAGTTATGGTGCATCGGTTATGAAATGGGCGTCAGACAGGGTGTTGAGAACCCGGTCTACTTCGCTGACGACATTGTCAGAGACTCGATCGGCGGAAGACATACAGGCGATTATGCACCGGCAATGGCCAGTAGAATATTGAACTCTCTGGCACCATTCCAGCTCGAAACCAACAATGTCTGGCAGACAATGAAGCAGGCTGTCGGCGATAAGCAATGGCAGGCCATTCTATACATGATCCTTGCCAACGAAGTAATTGGTTCACTGTTTAAAGAACTGTTTGGAGATAAGGTATTGTTCACCCCGATCAGAGACCTCGTCGAAGGATGGATGGATGCAGAGGATCTAGATAAGAGCGGACAGGTCGATATCAATGATCGTTTAACGACAGCTGTCGGTCACACTGTGGGCGATTTGATTTCAAACATTCCGTTCTCGGCCTATATCGCAGAATTGGTTGGCATTGCTGCTGACCCATACGGCAAATGGGAAAAGATCTTCGGAGACAATTCACCAAACAGATATGGTATTTCAACATTGGGCATTTCGGCTCCGTTCAAGTTTATTGCAGATCCAACCGCTCAAGGTGCTTTGGAAATGGTAGCCAACTATGTACCAGGCGGTAATCAGTTAATGAAGACCGGTAAGTCAGCCTACTACTACAGCAAGGGCGTATACACCACCAAAAAAGGCAAGATCGGTTTTGCCGTGGATGACGATCCGATCAACTTCATCAAGTCGATGCTGTTTGGTATCTGGTCTACAGATGCAGGTCAGCAATACCTTGACGGTGGCAATGTCTTAAGCGATAAGCAGACCAATGTGTTTGACTATCTCGCTAGTAACGATGTCAAAGGTCAGGATGCTTACAAGATCGCTGATGAGATAACCTCAAGCGATAAGAAGACCGATATCATAGACACCTTGAATAACGCTGATTACTTAACTGATGAGCAGCGAAATGAAATCTATGATATGTACACCGACACCAAGACAAACGACCGTCTAAACGACTTTGCTGAAGCATATGGCTTAACCTTTGAACAGGAGTACACCATCAAGACAGCCCAATCCATTGAAAAGGATGCGAATCAAAGTGCTGCCGAAAAGAGACTTGAAGTCTATGAGGAGCAAGGCATCATGGATGAGCTGATCAAGTATGTTGAGGAAAACGACCTCAATTATGGTGATGTCGGTCTCAATAAGACGGTAGTCAAGGACTATCTTGATTCTTACGAGGAAGTGATGAATGGTTCAAAATCAGACTCACAGAGCAACAAAAATAAAAAACGGAGAACTACACGCAAGAGTAGTAAAAAGTCCGTCAAAAACCCTGTAGATGAATTTAGGGCTAGTCTGACGAAATCACAGTCTGATTCCTTGAGCAATATCCTATCTACCGAAGTCTGGAACAAAACTGAAAAACAGATCCAGGCTAATATCCAAAAGATCAGACAGAAGTACATGAAGAATGGACTTTATAACCTGATCCAGAGATATCTTAAGAACCATCCGGAAGCAGATCCTAAACAATTTGGTCTGTAATCACTAAATATTCCAATTCCGACCGATATAATAATAGTGTCGGGTTCATATTCCTCTATTTCTTAATAGCAGGACAGGGCGGTGAGAAACCGCCCTTTTCTTTTTCTTATCAACACCCTTTGACGGTACAATTTAATTAGCCACAGAAAAGTGGACGAAAAACTAAACTCTTTATGGTGAAGAAGACCGATCAGGTCTTTTTCTTTCCGTTATCGTTAAATCTTCCAATTGTATCCCTTATCATATAAGTGAACCACCTGGCAGAGTGGGTGCAGACATAATCGAAATTCCTTTCAGTTTGAAAAAATCTCCTAATGGAAAAACCCGAAACCTCCTTTCCGGGTTTTTTCTTTTTGGCACACCGATAAAAAGTGTGCTGTTTTTTTATCCGATTTTGGCATCATTTTGGCATCAGCTTTTTCTAAAAAACCCATTTTGGCATCAAATTGGCATCAGTTTTTGGATTTGATGGGAAATGATGGGATAAAAGAAAAGAGGCTATATAGCCTCGTTGGACATCGATGGGAGACGATGGACTTGATATAAATGGTGCTTCTGGCGGGACTTTAAGTTAGGCTATTTAGCCTTTATACTAGCCTTTTGGCATCATTTTGGCATCACATACGGGATTCTCTTTAATGCCTTGTTAATTCTTTGATACAACCCTGTCCTTGCAATCGGTATGGATTCAGCAACTTTGATATACCCTTTCTTGTTCACATAGATGTCGATGATATGCTGCCTTGTTTCTTCAGGGACTTTGTTGAGCATTTCCTCAACGGCATCTATCCTTGACTGAAAGCTGTTTTTCCTACGCTCAATATCCGCCAACTTGTCGCTCAATTTTGCCTTTTGCATATTGATGTTGGGATTGTAACTTCCAGGAATCTTGCTAGGATCAGGCGACTTATAACCGCCTAATATATGATATATCATATCTTCCTCACCTTTGAATTCAGCTACTTTAGCCTTCCAAAAGTTAAGGTTTCTGACATCGTTTTTGAAAGCCTCGATCTCGCTATTCGTCATATTTCTCCAGGATGTCATCACAGATCCTTTCGATTTCATTGTCGATTTCCTTCTGTGTGATATGGAATGTCATTATCAATTCCTGGTTCATAAGCGTTTGATTGGCGATGTTGTTCAGGTAGTCTTCCTTACATCCCGGCATCTTATCCGTTTTGATGTAATGGTTCAGTGCCTTCTTCATCTTTGCTCTCTGTTCTTTTGTCATAGTATTCTCCTTCTATTATTAACAGTCTTTTAAGCCATAAGGCTTCATTCGATTCTTTCGTAGTCATATAGTTTAGGTTTCCTTCCTCGTTTCTTATGCATGACCACTTGAATTATGGAGTCGTAGTCAACGCCCTGACGGAAGGACAACTCTTTGACCGTTCCCTCGTCAATGACTCTTCCGGTGCTGCAGTCGATCATACGATATCGGTTTTGAACATTTTGCCTTTCAAAAGCCCATCCCTTTCGGTTCTTTCTCTTGCCGACACGCAGCTCCCATTCAGCTCTGCGTAGATTTTCTACCGTCATTCCTAGTTTTTCAGCACATTCCTTGAATGAACCTTCAGCCAATGTCTCTCCGGTTCTTTGGCGGTAGACTCTTAACTTCCACATTTGCCACGACTTACCCATTATGACGCACCTCGATTTCTATGCGTGGATTGTCTTTATCGATATCCACATAGTGAATGATCTGGTTTATTACCTTCTGGTTGTCGTTAGGCAGCCATTCATTTTTAACCAATGCATCCAGGATGAACTTTGTACCGAAGCAGATGTTGTCGATATCTCTTCTTGAGTTAGGTTCGTACCAATGGATGATTAATTTAAGTGGTGGTGTCAGGGATCTGACTTTCGTTTTCTCCCTGAAGGCTTCCATCAAGCCAAACCTTACTAGCTTCTCCTGCTCGTTCTTGAATTTGGCAGCACCGAATTTGTTGGTACGACAGGCATTGATGTATTCGTTTGCACCTGCCAGTCTTCCCTGGATGATTATCTTCTGTGGTTCATTGGCTTTGTCTTGCTCAATGATTTCGATGATTCCCGGTCTACGCATTTTCTAACCTCTTTACCCTGAACCTGGGTGAAATGTTATACATGTAACGCTCGATCGTGCTTTGGGCTAGATCGTGGCCTAGGGTTTCCTTGATCCACTTTACGCAGCTGTCGTAGTCTCCTGTGAACCGAAAGCCTGTACTGTAGTCGAAGATATCAAATACATGCTCTATGAATTCCCTTTCGATCCGTTCAAATCTAGGCTTTGCATCAGGATGGTGCTGTCTTTGATAGAACAATCTAGGTGGATACGATAACTCCCAATGCATCTTTACCGCTACCTCTTTAGCATTGCCCGCTGCCAGCAGTTTGTTTGTCTTAACATCATATACACGGTAGTAGTACGAACCTTTTCTCATATTTCGTAATCCCACCCTTTCTGATCTAATATAGCCATCGCTTTTTTTCGATCACTATCCGACATATCGGTGCGGCTCATGACCATTTTAGCCATTACCCCTAACACCCATTGATCGTCATTGTCATCCATGAATTTAGCGAACATCGGGTTGTATAATTGCCTGTGCTTTTTGAAGAATTTTCGCATTCTTTTTGGGTCGAATGATTTCAGGACTTTACCCAATTCTTTAGCGTACTCGCTCATCTTCTATCCTTTCTGCCCATGCACAGAAACAATCTTCTGTCCATCGCTTATCCATTTCATGCAAATGAAGTCTTGTGCTTATTAATTGGCATTCTTCATTTGAATTGAGATAATATTTGCAATCCTTGCATCGAATCAATTCAAAGCCACCATAATAAGCAGGGTCTAGTGCCAATTCGTCTATCGGATAAACTACATATATTTTTTTGTCATTCATCATCTTCATCCTCCAAGAACTTATCTAGTCGGTTGGTGCAGCTATCAACTCCATCGTGATATCCGTGGGTATAAGCGTTTCGGTAGTCATCTTTGATTCGGATAGAAGCACCGAACAATGTTCCGAAAATAAACGATACAATCATCCAAAGCACAGTGTTCACGGTATCAGTCTCCTTAATAGCTCTTTATCGCCATTCGAATCGATGTGATACATCGTTCTATGCGACTCGATCCAGTGATAATGATCGTATGCCCAATGCTCGATATACCGTGACATTACGGTGCCGATCCGGATAACATCTTTGTTTTCATCCCAATGGTCTATCCTGATCTTTCCGTCATCGTATTCATTGACCCATCTGGAATCATGCCTGAAAATTTCTTGTCTTTTCTTGTCGTTCATTTCCTGTCTCCTTCATTCGTTCGATTAGGTCGTTAGGATCTTTCTGTGCAATATCGATCATATCGAGTGCGAAATTTAAGCCCGATCTTTGACCTAACGCCAAAGTATTCATGCTTTCATCTCCATAATCAATATCGAGAATGTCTGCCATTGTCTTAATGTGATACCTAATGGCATCTAGAATTCTTAATGTCTCTTTTGTCATTCTCTGATCTCCCATCTTTTATGTGGCCTACCGTTTTTCTGATTGCTTAAGATGATGCGGAAGGAATTTACACTGGATAGCCCCAGATCCTTGTAGGCTTCGGTGCTAGGCTTGCCCCTTACAACTACATCACCTGTTAACCGATCGATAACTGTGTAGACCTTGTTGAGTTTATAAGGACCTCTTCGTTTGATTTCGCTAGGTTTTTCTAGGTTATCTTTGGTTACTTTAGGTTTCTCTAGGTTGTTTTCGGTTGATTCCGGTTGTTTTCGCTTGTCTTCGGTTGTTTTCGGTTGTTTCATCTGGTTTAGTGCCTGCAGCTCATCCCAGGTGAAGTAGAAGGGTTTGCCATCTACCGTCTTTTCTGCTCCTTCTTTGCAGACGATTATCTTGATATTGTCTTTGTAATACACTTGTAGTGCTTTATAGCCTAACTGTTCTAGCGTGTTCATACTTCTCCTTGTCTTAATATCTCGAATACTTTTTCCAATGTTTTCTGCTGTTCTGTCAGACTCATCTTGTCTTGATGCCTAGCTTTGTATCTAGCCAGTCGCTCATCGGTCTTTCTGATCACCTCTTCTAGAGGCTCCTGATACTCGATTTGTTTCACCTCGATCGGCTTGATATTCTTAATGACCTCTGCAAGTGATGGCATGTATTCTGACTTACCGATCAGCTCTTTAACCGACCGATTAACAACTTCTGCCGGATAGTCGGCTAACTGTTGGTGCCAGGTATTGACCTGGATGACCGCCAACTCTTTGGTCATATCTCTGAAAGCGATCGGGTATGTTGCTCTAAAGATGGATAGGATAGCGAGGACTTCGTTTTTATTCATTGAAGACACCCTCCTTCATTAACTCTAGGTATGGATCTTCTTTTTTTGTTTTGGCGGCTTCAGCCTTGTCCCGGTGTTCCCAATTTCTAACGGCTGCCTTCCAGTCCTTCATCTTGTTCTTACCCACCATCCAATTTTTGGATGTGTAGAAGTCAATGAATGATTCCGGATCAACTTGATTATTCCTTTCGTGACAATATTGGGTGACATCATCAAGGGAAGGGGGAGTGAACCGTTTAGGTTCGCTCTCTTTTTTATTAACCTTACCTATACTATCCTTACCTAACCTATCCTTACCTGTGGATACCGTATTGGGTATACCGCCTGGTATACCAAGCATCGTGTAGGCTCCGTTTTCATCCTCTCCAAGCATTGCTTTTTCTTCCTTGTATTTGGTCTCAACATACCTGTCTGATCGTAGGTAGTTATTGATTCTCCAATGCTTGATAACGATCACACCGCTATCAAACGGAAGGATAAACTTCTTTGCTATCAATACCTTTATGTCATCTTCGGTAGCACCACATTGCCTCATTATTGATTTGGGTGCATTTACGAAACCATCATCATCAGCTACCATCCCCAATGTCATATACAAACATCTTGCCGATATAGGCATATCCAGGAAGGCATCAGACAATACGATGGTCTTTGCAAACATCCTTCTTTCAGCCATTGTCTTTCTCCATCTTGTAGGTCGCATACCAGATCGGTTCCCCGTAGCGGTTCTTCGCTTCCGTTCTTTCCGATTTGATGGTGTATCCCTTCGCTTTGAGATCGCAAATCCTAGAAGCTAGTCTCATAATTCCGTATTCATTCATTGCCTCTAGCGATGAGATAGAACCATAGTCGTTTAAATGTCTTAATATTCTGTCAGTCTGTTTCATTTTCTTCCTCTATATAGTTTTTGTGATAACGCCGCATCCATTCATCGTGGGTGTGGGTTGACTCGTACTCTCGTTGTGCTTTTGCCTTCAGCTTTTTTCTTTCATCAGCATTGGTATGGATGATGTTGTGACAATCTCTGCATAATTGGACTACCAATCCATCCTTATCCGCTTTCTTCCTGATCCCAACACCATTCATAAGATGATGTTCTTCAGTCATCTTCCAAACCTTACAGCGATAGCATTGAGCGTACTTATACATTGATTCCTTCTTCTGCTGCCATATCCATAACGGTCTCCAACAGGTTGCTCATTTCTTCGGTACTCATCTTTGATGACCCATAGAAGACCTTGTACTGATTCATCTTTCGGCCGTGATGGTCAAATGAATTGATATACTTGACCGCCCTGAACTGATTCATCAGTAAGTCTTCAGCTTCTGGTAAGCAAGCGATGTATTCGTATTTAGCACCCGCTCTTACAAGGGCTTCCAGGTAGATGTCCTCATCATCATTAGCCCGGTCCGTTCCTCTGGCTTTACCGATGTCGTGGATGATCTCCCACATCAGTGCATTCTGTTGGTATGACCTTCGACTTTTGAGCGGAGAGCAAGTCAATCGGTAATCGACCTGCTCTAACTCACTTACAGCCTGCTTGTCTGGAAAACTGTGAACCTTGAAGGTAATTTCCAGGTCTCCGTTTTGATCGGTTACCGCCCGTTCATATTTGGCTTTGATTACCATTAGTAGAAAGGCAACTCATCAGGCTCGATGGTGATTTCTTCAGCCTGTGGTTTCTCCTTCTTCGGTGCAGAGATTAACTCGGCGTTGGTGATGATGTAGTCGTTAGTGTAGACCTTGCCATCCTTGCCTTCGTAAGAACCTGTTTGCCATTTGCCTTCCAATGCGATCCTGTCGCCCTTATTGGCGTATTGAGCAATGAATTCAGCTGTTTTACCGAAAGCGGTGAACCTTATGAAGTCAGAATCGTACTTGCCTTCCTTGTTTTTGTAGGTTCTCCTGACAGCGATTGTATTTTTTAGGATCGATGTTCCCGATTCAGATTTGTTGATTTCGATTTCGTTAGCGAGAATGCCAACTTCAATTACTTTGTTCATAATGTAATCTTTATGTATCCTTTCCTACCCTTCTTTGTGGTTTCCTTAAGGTATTGATTGTATAATTTTGGATGGGATTCCTTGAATGCCTCTTCATTGAACCGACTTTCAATCTTATCGGCTAATGGTTCAACGAGAGTGATCTTGACACCATTCGGGGTTTCCCATTTTTTAATTCCGTTTTCCTTCATCAGTGTGTAGAGCTGATCGGTCAGATCTTTGTATTGCTTTTCGATCTGTTTGAATTCAGCGAGTTTCTCCTCGAGTGCAATGACCTTGTGGCTAGTTTCAACTACTTCAGCAGGAAGAAGATCTTCTTCTGTCAGGAATGGGTTATGCTTGATTCTCTTGAAATCGGCCCGGAATTGTTCAATAGCCGCCAGGATCTCATCCATCAGATCCTTATATTCATCGGCATCGATATAGTAGGTATGGCATCTATATGGATCAATCTCTGTTGAATAGTCTTCCGGTCGCTCGTATACGATCAGAACGCCTTCAGAATGTTCAAACATATACATTCCAAACAGAAGCTGAACCAGGTAGTGCTTGTAGCCGTCCAATGAATCGTGAATCTGTGATGTGGTCTTGATCTCCAATACTGCATCCTCGTTTTCACCATCAGCGTTATATCTAAGGCTTAACTCATCATCCGGAATCTTATTGACATCCCATTCATCGCAGATGGTGTTAGGCTTAAACGGCTTGCTTACATCCGGGATCTCCCAATAGTTATGTGATCGTCTTAAGATCGGCTCCATTGTGTTGCCATAATCGATCGCAGGGTTGCTTACTTCTTCAACATCCTTCAGGTGTGCCTTTTCAAGCAACAACTGATACCTGGTCTTGAATGGTGATAGACCCATAATGATTGGGATATCACTTCCGCCTATATATTTGTCTCTGTTTTCTGTGACTTCTTTTCCTGCCATAACTTAAACTCCCTATACTCGTCATATGTCTTTACAATTGCTTCGACTACCTCGTGGAAATCTCCCATATCAATGAAGACCGTCTGTCCGCCATCGTTGATGTAAAGCCCTTCTTCTTCAGCGTAGATGCGGTAACCGTACTCACCGCCCACCGTATTGATTGCTTTGACCTCGATCATTGTTCTTCCCCTTTCAGCTTCTTAAGAACTTCAGCGAAGACCTTGTCAGGTACATTGCCGTTTAACTTGAAGTCTTTGGCGATTTTACCCATGTCTAGACCGTTTTCCTTGCAATAACTTACAAGTGCATCCCTGTTAGGTTTCTCGCTCTTATTGGCTTTATTTGGCTTTTCAGCGGTGGTCTTTTGATATTCATCGGTGTCAGCATCCTTTGTGTCATCAATTAAGAACAGACCATTAAGGGCGTACTTCCTGGCGTAGCTTGATGCTGCACCGGTGATCTGTGAACCATCCATACCTTTCTTCGTTGCTTCCTCTCTAGCGAAAGCTGAATTGGTGATGCTCTCTTTACCATACGAGATGGTGGCTGTTGCCTTGATGTAGAACCGATCGCCCACCTGAATGATGTCATCGTTGACGGTCAGGCATAACTCATGTTCCTTTAGAAGCGGTTTTAGAGCTTCCATGATGCCTTCTGCTGATCGGTAAGAGTAGTTACCGTATGAGTTAAATTTGTCTTTAGGTGCTTTTAATTCGCTTTGTACGGCGATTAGTCGGGTTTGTAATTCAGTCATATTTCCTTTCCTTTCCAATAGCTGCGTAGAAGATTGGCAGCGTGATCATCAGCCCGAAAGCCATCTGTTCCAGATCTCTTGTACAGATCCAGGCGATCGCTGTCAGGATGATGGTAGTCAGTGTCTTTTTCATATCTTTCCCTCTATAAATTTCTTCACTGATTCAATGGAGTAGAAGTAGGTCTTACCGATCTTCTTTCCCTTGATCAGACCCGATTCCCTTAAGATTGCTATCTGTTTAGCAGGGATACCGGTTGCTTCAGATAATTCCTTTGTTGATAGTGTGATTCTCTCTATAGGTTCTCCTTTCTAAATCCTAAAATTTAGGATTACTTTTCTAAAAAAAATGGATGTCAATGTCTTCCATAGGTACACCACTGATCGAGTGTATCTTTTTTAATTCTTCAGCTAGTAGTTTGCTTCTACCTGTCTCGATTCTAATGTACCTATCAAGGCTGACACCGATCATCTTTGCCATATCCGGTCTGGACAGACCCATGTTGACCCTTATTGCCCTGATTTTCAATCTGTCTCCTTTCTAAATCCTAAATTCTAGGATTTCTACTTTTATATTATCACTTTCTAATCCCATTTCAAGTATTTTTTACAAAAATTTAGGATTTATTATATAATGGGTTTGGGAGATTAACATGACAATGAATGAACAGATCGGTTCTTTAATGAGAGCTGAACGCAAAAGGGCGAGGATGACCCTTGATGAAGTAGCCAAGAGAATGGGCAAGACCAAGAACACGATATCCTACCTGGAATTAGGCAAGACCAAGATAACGGTAGATGATCTTAAGGCATTCTGTAATATTGTTGGCTGCAGCTGGATCGAAATCCTGAACAAGGTGAGCGATGAAGACTGAAGGCATCCAGGAACGCCCTGCATCCTATAGGGTAATCTTGAATTATTACCAAAACGGGGAAAGAAAGGTCTATTCCCGGTCTTTTAACTTTAAAAAGTATGGTGGCAAATCCAAAGCCCTGACGGCCGCAAAGGTTCACCGCAATAAAATGGCTGAATACTTTGCCAAGGGCTACCAGAATGTCTCTGTTTCATTCAGAGAGGCTTTCAGTGAGATGATCGGGCATTCAACCCTGTCGGATGAGACTATCCGCAAGTACACATTAAGGTTCAACAAGTATTACGGAAGTTTAGCCAAAGACCCGATCGACAAGATAACGACTTTAGATCTTCAGGATGCCATCAACAAGATGATCACTTCCAGCGATGATGTCATAGCCCATACGGTCACCATCGCTAAAAAGGTTTTTCACTATGCCCTTTTAAAAGGGTGGGTGATGAATAACCCTGCCGAGTTAGTGACCATACCGAGATCTAAAGCCATCAAAAAGACAAAGGATGTCAGGACAACAAAGCAAGACCTGGATGAAGTTATCGAGAGGATAGAGAATTCCATCATCAAGGATAAGGAACTGATCGTCGATGCCCTGATGATGATGTACTACACCGGTGCAAGACCTGCGGAAGTGTTAGCCTTAACGGAAGCTGATATCGATCGGGAAAATCGGGTGATCACCATCAACAAATCGATCGATTCATCAGGGCAAATTAGACCCACCAAGACAGCCCATTCCGTAAGGACAGTACCTTATCCAAAGGAAGCTGAAAAGTATGTCAGGGGCGATTATATCAGGGCTGACGGAAGAAGATT